GAAAGCGTACAAAAGAAGGAAGAGGCAGAGAAGGCAGAGACAGCAGAAACACCGGCAGCATAACCAAAGGGGCTTTGCCCCTTTAAGGAGTAAATATGGCAATAGAAGGCCTAAAAAAGCATTCCGGGCAGCTTTCAAACACCGGAGTTCGTGTAGCAGTAGTTTTTAGAAAACTGCCAAACGACGAAAACAACTGTCTAATCGTAGAAACAGAGCGTCTTCCAGACAGCTATCACGACTATGTCATTCAATGTCTAAATAGCAGAGAAGCATCAGAGACAAATGAATTTTACGAAGTCCTGAATCGTAGAACATTTCCAGACGGCTTAAATTGCCTAACAGCACTTCACCAACGTGGATTTTTACGTAAGGAGCCTGTAACAAACATTACAATGTATCCGTTACCTGGTCAGGCAGTACCACTAGCCCTTATCAATGCAACCATTGATAAGAAGGTCGATGAGTATATGGCAAAGCAGAAGGCACCTGTACCGACAGTCGATGCTACCCTTGCGGCATTAAAGGATCCGACAGCGGTTGCTAAAGGATTAATTCTTCAAGCTGAACTGTTAGAAGCCGATGCTGCTGCTAAGAGAGAAGAAGCATATGCATTAGATCCGGAATCTCGCCCGGGTCGTGGACGTCCATCTCTTCCTGACGACATAAAGGCTGAAAAACTCGAAGAACGCAAAGAAAAGCGACGTGAACGTGACCGTCTTAAAGCTGCCGAATTAAGGGCAAGCAAGGCCGATGCCGCAATCGATGCTAAAGTAGCAGCAAAACTGAAAAGAGATGCTGCTAGGGTAGCTCAGTCCTAATCTCCGTAATACAGCTGGTTTATTCCGGCTGTATTCTTATAAATATAGGAGTAATCGGAGATGAGCAATATGGCCAAAAAGACAACCACTAGCTTCAATATAGATAAGGCTATGAGTAGAATTGCCAAACCATCTGTATTTGATCGTATAGTAAAAGAGATTGAAGCTAAAGAAATACCAGCAAAATATGTAGAACAGATACTTGTTCAGTATTACGATGGTAATGTTGTTGAACTTAGTGGAAAAGAAATAACTCATCCTATCCCAGTAAATAAAAATGCTACATGGGAAGTTATGGAAGATTCATTTAAGAAAATGAGAGATGTCAAAATATTCATTAATACAGAAAAATTAGAAAAGGATATCAACGAACAAGTTGAAAAAATCCTAGGGAATTTTTGTTAAGAACTAAATTTTTTCTCTAACCATTTAAAATCATTGATCAGCCCGAGCATATCGGGCTGATCCTTATGTACTCTGCCAAACTCGGCGCCTTCCTTTGCACCCATAATAGCAAAGTCTCCAAATTCCCTATCTTCTCCCTTTGAGCACCAGATAGAAAGTCTGTGCTCAGTTTCACTATTATCCTGATTGGGAATAATCTTTGATGCAAGTTTTGCACATTCTCTGAATCCACTGCGCCAGGCTGAGAATGGATCTGTATTGAATTTTGTGATGTTACTAACTTCTTCAATTACCTTAAAGCTCTTAGAAACAGTGGTAGTGAAATCAATTGGAGATCCTGCATAATCTAATAATATTTTTGTTGGAAATAATTTTACACCACCATATCCATATTCGAGATCATTTACGGGATTACAAGAATGCCACACATGCACTGATTGTCTGTCCAAGGAGTGTGGTTGATAATTAAAGTCAAATTCTGGCAGAATTTCTGCGTCAGCATCTACAACATAAAACATATCCGATTTTGCTAATTTAGCAGCGACCTTATGTGCTTCGAATATTCCCTTTACTCCGTGAATTCTTTGTGCCCTGGAAAATCTATTCCTTAATGTTTGATAGTTTATATCAGCATATTCTTCATCATAGCTAAGGAAAATAATATCAAATATAGGATAGGTATAAATTTTTTCAGAGATATTCTTAAAATGCAGTTTACCCGGCTTCAATCTATCATCGCTGTACACAGACGCATCTTGTAGCACCAATGAAGAATTATACATAAGAACACGCATATCATTATTCCAGATATGAATGTATCCAGCATCCCAATCCTGTGGTTTGAATGAAAAATCAAAATTAGGAAATAAAAGTTCCTGATCTGATCTAATTATATAAAAGTATTCAGCCTTACATTTTCGGGCAATGCTGGTAAGGATATCATCTGTTAGATATGAATGCTCCGAAAATACCATACCATTGATATATGTGTTCTCACAAACCCTCTTAGATACATATTCGGTTTGATCATCATAAACGATATAGACTGGCTGACGCATTAAAATTCCATTAAGTGTGCAGTTATTTAGCCAACTTCTCTTGACTAAAATATAATTATACACTAAAATACCCATAACATCAAGGACTGCTGTGAAAAAACTATTCGTTGCTTTGGCTTCTATTTTTGCATTGTCAGCAATGGCCCAATCATCAGATTGGAAATTGACTACGGTACCAGGTGCTGATCGAGAAACTGTTGGGCATATCTACCATACAAGTGCGGTAGGTACACAGACAGGTTCGAAGATTGAAAAGTTTGTTACGGGACTTCGGCTTGTTTGCACCGCACGTGAATCAACATCGAATAAAAATGCGGATCCTGTTATTGCCATTTATTGGAATACAATGATTGGGAGTACACCACAGTTTGTTGATATTAAAGTCGACGGAAGGCAAGTAGGTGTAGGGCAAGAAACCAAATGGGACCAGGATGGGCCTTTGTTGCTAAGAAGGATTTCCGAATCCAGCACACTAATGCAATCAATGAAGACTGGGCGCAGTATTAGCTTTCAGTGGTCTGGTACCGATGGTGTGCGCAGGGCAACTATTTTCGATCTGCGCAACTTCAGGTCGAATTTGAGTGAATTCAATACTCTTTGCAAGACACAGATATAAATAGGTACATAATTTTCGGAGTAGTCGATGCCACATACTTTGGGTAAAACTCTAGCAGTTGCTACCCTTTCTTTAGTTTCAGCAATAGTCATTATTTATGCTATAGAGAGAACTGATCCGGCACGCAGTCTAATCGAATCCACTGCATTGGGCAGATCCGGAATTAAAGATCTAGATGTAGAATATGTAGATGGTAAGATATATCTCAATATAGAATTAAATACACCCAAAACATGCAATGAGTTGGTTGACTCTTTAAAAATTCAAACCATTGTAATAAAAAGAAGAACCTATCAACCTACCTGCATGAAAATTTCGGATACCTTAATGCGAGTTACCTATACCCAATCAATCTCTATATGAAGGAATTTACATTTGTCGAGTTTCTATTCACTATTGATGAATATCCCCAAGAACTTGGCAAACTCATTGCATTAGGTAAGGATTTTAAACTAATCAAATGTGATGATGAATTCGATGAGGATGATGATGGTCTAAGATTTGATTATAAGAGAGTTTCGGGAAACATAAACACCATGACTGCCTCAGTCATCAAACTACAGAATCCTACACTTGCAGGTAAGATGAGAATCTCTTATATTCCTGAAGAACTCAAAAATAAATACAGAACATGAAATTCTACATTCCCAACGATCGTATCGCTCAAATAAATGAGGATGATTGTAAATGGTTAAATCCTGCAGACTTTAGAAATCGTAAAGAAGCAATTATCCTCGATCAATGGGGAAATGGTTGGATTTTTGAAGCTGACGATAGTTTCAATTCGTATTTTACATTAATTACTGGTAAGCAATTACCCACAATTACTGATGCCGAATATGCTCAGTTTGTTGTGGATAAAATTGCATTTCTTGGTAGAGACCGTGCTAGGCAGTTTAGGACTGCATGGGTAGAGTTTCTACCAAAGATAAATACTAGATGACAATAATCACAGCTATACAGGCATTACCGAGTAGCCCCTACGAGGGATCCGGTTTTGTCGGTGTCGTAATAACAAGTGGCATTCCTAGTTATTTTCGCCTAGCGGGTGTAGGACTTGATGGAATTACTTCTGTTAGATGGTTTCCTAAAAATCCCGGAAGTGTTCAATTTGAAATGCGTCAACTTATACTTGTTGACAATACTGTTGGAACATTCATGGTTCGTGTCACCGATAATTATCTTGATACAACAGATCGTGCTGGCATAATCAGTTTCGCTTTCGACGATGGTACAACATTCTCAGCACCGGTAAAAACATACGGACCAGTTTCGGTAGGTCCACTCTGGCAAGCACCGGGGCAAGGACTTATTACAGGATAAATGATGCGAAGTGAACGAAATTAGTGTTATCCTGAAAAATAATTTACTAATTACTACCGAGGAATTCAAACTTCTCGATCGCTACTCCAGTTGCGGTAAAATGTGGACATTGATTTATAGGCCCACAACGGATATTCCTTATAAAATAACAAATCGCACAATCGAATATATATTCGATCCAGAGGCATTAACAATGTTTTGTATAGTTTCGCAAAATGTTCTAGCCTCATGGGAAACACAATGCACTCGATATCTTGGTCCGGATGATGAATTCTATCTAAAGGATTCAATGTTCATTCGACCATATATTAAGCATCATTGACTTTGTCAATCAAACCTGCTACAATTATACAATGAAGAACCTAATTCTAGCTATTAGCACGGTAATGATGTTTGTCGGAAATGCCGAAGCTGGCCGTAAAATAACAACTAAGCAACCGCCTGTATTCAGTGCCAAAAGCTTTCTTGTTGCCGAAGCAGATGGCACTATCATCAAAGAGCAGAATGGTGATTCTGTTTTACCGATTGCATCCATTACTAAGCTAATGGTGGGCCTGCTTGCTGCTGAGCAGGACCTTTCAGAATCGTTATCAATTCCTAGTTCGAGGCAAGTTCAAAGCAGTATTCCAAGAAAAACATCAACATTGACGCGAAGGGAATTGCTGACACTTGCGCTTGTCAAGTCTGACAATTTTGCTGCACAGATCCTTTGTGATAATATTCCAAACTGCATTGATAGCATGAATAACAAGGCACAAGAATTGGGTATGGTTGATACAAAGTATCGCGAACCTACAGGGCTCGATAGTGGAAATGTAAGCACTGCGCACGATCTTCTTAGACTTATGATTGCTGCGGCAGTTGATCCCGTAATAGGCAGTATATCAAGCATGCCTAAGGCCGAGATTCCTATTGATAGGAAATTTATCAAAGTCAATAATACTAACCCGCTTACTTCTAAATTTGACATAACCTTATCCAAGACGGGATATACAAATCCTGCAGGTGGATGTCTTGTCATGATGATGAACTCGGTGGTTGGACAAAGAATTCTTATCTTGCTCGGAAGTAGAAATGCAAAGACTCGTATTCCGGACATGGAGAGGTTAGTCAAGGATTTGTGATAGAATTCAATCTTTCTGTTCCACGTCAACTTAGGCATGAGATTATTTCTATGCGTGCAGATAAATTTAGAATTATAACATCAAGTCCCATGGGTGGAGATAAACAATATTTCCTTATTGAAGCAGATGAGGAAGACATGCTTATCTTCAAACTAAAATACGGTTCAGAGAATGTTTGGAAGCGGTAATTTACCGATTGCCCTATACTCTAATCTACTGTACATTAAACATTATGATCACGTTAGTCTACTATGTAAATCCAGCAGAGAAGAATGCTGAACTCGAATGGCTTCGCGACCAAAAAGTCTTTCCTGCTGTCGCCGATCATTGGGATTGGAAGACGGGCGCCCAACTTGTGAAATTTGGTGTCATTGTTAGTCCCGATTCTGCTCTAGCTATCAAACTTCGCCATAAGCTTGAAATACAAGCCGACTATAGGCAGCGATGAAAACATTCAAAGTAGGTGTTAGTGCAACTAACGCAGAGAAGATGTGGGACTTCGCACAAGCAAACCATATGCATGTCCATTACATCCGAAGCATCAAACAGGAATGTGATAATCCAATTGACACCTTCAATAAGACAGTTTACATCTATGAATTTCTAATGACACCGGAGACTTATACGGCATTTGCCCTATCAGTGCCAGTGGCACCAATATGACTGTTGAAAAGTATTACATTAGGGTAGCAGAAGAGACTTGCGATATTATTGAAAATCTATTCATGTCTCACAATGCAAGCTATTGCATACTCTCAAAGGATATGGCAAACGGAATAGGCACCACTCTTTATTCTGTCTACCTGACCGGGGAACAGGCATTGGTAATAAAATTATCCTGTCCTCTTGTTGGATGTTTGAATTTTGGTAGGGCATTAGGTAAGCTTGTGGCTAATTGTGTTTGACTGTAAAATAGAGATTACATTAGGATCTGTATGACCAAATATACCTTTACTTTTGAGCCCGGTGACGAACGTAAGTTCAGGGAAGTGCTGAGTCGGCTCGAACCTGAAGAATACAATATTCTGGAAGAAGTTACCCCGGTGGAACACAAGCCCGATGATGACCTTCGATATATCGATAGGCAGATGGTTATCGAAATGGATCCTGAAGCTGCACTTACTTTCCGCCTGGGTATGAAGGCGGTGAAGATACGTCGTGAGCGTACAGAGGAAGAGCTTGCGGAAGAAAAAGAACTCAACGATCGCAATACCATTCGTATCAATGTGCAGGTACCAATGGGGCCGCAAGTACCATGAAATTTTCCCTTCCTACCAAACAGCAAAAACTTGATCGAGAACTCGAAACTTATAAAAAGTGGCATAGAAAATTTGCGTGGAAGCCCACAAGAATGACCAGGGCGCCAGAGGTGGTAATTTGGTTAGAATTCATGTTGCGTAGGGGCGAGGCCAGACAATATTCTCCAAAGGTAGTTTGGCATTGGGAGTATGTCGAAAGTACATTTGATGTTCTAAAGATGGGCAGATGAAACAATACTACACACTGATACAAGAATTCGTTCCAACGAACGAAAGAAGTCTTAGTGAATATCTCACGGAACAGGGTATAGAACACGAGGTTGGTGCAGACTTCAGCGAAGAATTTAGGAGACGTGGTTATCATGTTCCTACCATGCAAGACGACAAGTTAATGTCAAGATGCATTGCACTTATTGAAGAACACGAATTATCTGCCATTATGCTTTCAGTTGGTGGTATCACTGTTGTCGACAACCGGCCATTCATAAATATAAAGAACAAAGTTCGCGGATGGTTCAAATGGATAGTGGATTAGAGATCTATGAAATTTACGAAGGTATGGAGGAAGACCTAGTAGGTGAGTATCTCCGTAATAGATCCATTGGTGGTGTTCGTATCGAAATGAGGCACTTTTCTATTTACGCAATCTATACGGTTGAAATTACAGATGAAGAGGCTACATTCATAATGCTCTCTATACCGGACATAAAGATGAAGAAACGTGTGGCCGAGGTAAATACCTAGTGAAACTATTTCTCCTATTTTTATTACTTCCCATGGTTGTATTGGCAGGAAGTGATAGTGAGAAACAGATTCCGCAGAAGCCTACAAACTGGATTCCGATATATGGATTCAAACATCCGACATCCAAGGCTTATGTTGACACAAATAGTGTCTCCAGAAAACTAAGTGAAAGCGGTGGTGATTATGGAAGTGGTGGTATACTTCTAGTATCTCCCGAACCTGTTCCTGTACCACTTGCAGGTAAGGTTATATTTGCAAAAAGTATAGTGAAACATTTAGTTATAGATTGTAAATCAGGATTACTGGCTCCTGCTGTTGATTTCTTTTTTGCAGTAGAACTACCTACTAGACAAGATAAGCCACTAGGTGCCCTTAGGTATAATAATCTTACAGGTGTGGAAGAAATTCCAAAGTCTTCCCTAATCTATAAAACTCTCTGTCCAATGTACATCTGATTTTGCATCTCAGATTTGCATCTCAGATTTGCATCTCAGATTTGGAAATTTGAATAGCATTCCTGCCTAGGAATCTTGCAGGAAAATCCTGCACAAAAATCCTGCCTATAGAGCTATGAAGACATAGACTTCTGCACACACGATCTATATAATAAAGATATGACTGAACAACAATTTGAAACTTTGGCTAAACGCTGGCCCGATCTATTCCAGAAGTCGGGAGACTTCGAATTCTCTATTGGAGAAGGATGGTTTGACATTGTCGATATCTTATGTGGATTCTTATCCCATGATATCGAAACAGCAAAGCGTAGGTTGAAGTATGCTATGGAAAATCCAGATGCAAAATTCAAGCAATCCATAGCAGAACTTGAAAAGAATGTTGCCGATGCTCTGGAAAAACTTCCTGTATTGGCACAGGTAAAAGAAAAGTTTGGCACAATGCGATTTTATGTAGATGGTGGCACGCCGGAAATGCATAACTATATCGAATTCGCTGAAGCTATGACATCGCGCACCTGTGAAGTATGCGGCGATCGCGGTAAGTCGCGTTCGGGTGGGTGGGTTCGCGTCCTTTGCGACAAACATAGCCGTGAGCAGGATGAAAAGGATATAGAAAACGGCCGAGTCTATGTGCAGAAAACATCCGTGAAATTGTCCGACGAGTGAAAATCGAAATTACTTTTCGTTACAACTTTTACATTCTGTAACAATTCTTACTAAGTGGAGCTCGTCCACCCTTCTAATATCATTGTTGCGTTAGGGCAACAAAACAAACGGGTTTGGTCTTGATGGTTCGGCCTCCACCAACCAAAATTGGCATACTATATGTAGTCAAACCTCCAATTGACACATAGTCCTACATCTACTATAATTTAGACATATGGAAGCTGACACAAAACTAAAGCCTGCACTGTCGATGTACCCTTCGAGGGAAGAATTCGAAGCGGCTATGGAAGCATGGCTCGAGGCCGAGACAGACGATGACTCCTATGATGCCTACGGTAATAGCACGCCTGGCGGATTGTTCGACGCAGGTGGCCATCCGATTGCTGAACGGTTTGCAGACTATGCAGACTGGTTGCGGGATGACATGA